ACTATGGGCAGATGCAAATATACATGAAGTGGACTCAGGATGAGTTTGGTGATGATGGTTGCAAACGGGCTTTGTACTTTGTGGTCAACAAGGATAACGATGAAATCTATACAGAACGCATCGAGTTTGACCCCAAGGAGGCTCAAGCCATCATTGACAAAGCCATTGCAGTTATCACAGCTGCCGAGCCGCCTGTTGGTGTCTCTGCTGATCCTAGTTGGTACGAATGCAAGTTCTGCGACTACCACGCAATTTGCCACGGCACAGATACACCAGCCGCATCTTGCAGATCATGCGCCCATGCCACCCCAGAAATGGATGGAGAAGCGAGATGGAGTTGCCAAACGCACAAAAAAGATTTGTCGGTTAGTGACCAGCGACAAGGTTGTGCAGACCACAGGATCATTCCAATTCTGTTGGCTAAGACTGCCCATCCTATTGACACAGATGGAGATGGAGTTGTCTACCAAATGGCAGATGGCAAACGCTTCACAAATGGCGATCCCAACAAGAACCCAGAACACTTGAGCAGTCAGGAAATCCATGCCTGTGCAGACAAGACTATTTTGGTGGACGAACAATGCTTGGAAATACGCAAACAGCATGGAGGCAAATTCGTATGATCCTGCGTGAGTACCAGACTCGCACAGTCAGCGATCTGTTTGATTGGTGGACAAAACACCAAGAGGTGACGGACATTCCCTTGCTGGTGCTACCAACGGCAGCAGGGAAATCCATCATCTGCGCTGAAGTTGTGCGCCAGATGTGGGATCAATGGCCAGACTTCCACCCTCGAACTGTGGTGCTGGTGCCTAGCAAGGAACTCGCAGAACAGAACGCCGAGAAGTTGCAAGCCCTGCTGCCGCCAAGCATCAAGGTTGGCTTTGTGAGTGCAAGCCTTAACAAAAAACAACATGATGCAGATGTCATTGTGGCCACCATAGGCTCGATTGCTAAGTCTGCCCACAAACTTGGAGACATCAAGGCAGTCATCATTGATGAGGCGCATCTGGTGGACACTAAGGCACAGGGGATGTACCGAACATTCTTGGCCAAGCTGTCAGACCTGTGCGAGTTCCGCACAGTTGGCATGACCGCCACACCCTTTAGGGGTAATGGGGTCTGGCTCACAGATGGGGATGATCCGTTGTTTACAGGCTTTGCTAGTCGAGTCACCATGCGTGAGTTGCTCGATGCAGGATTCATTGCGCCATTAGTCCCGCCACCTTATGGAGTGATCACCCAGATCGATGCCAGTAATGTTGGCATCTCTAATGGAGACTACAAGATTGGTGAGTTGTCTATCGAGGTTGAGAAATACCTCGACAAAGTAGCTACAGAATCGATTAAAACCGCCCAAGAACGCAAGAAGTGGATTGCGTTTACACCAAGTGTGGTTAACGCAGATAGCCTCTGTAATCGCCTAAATTCCCTTGGTGTTTCAGCAGCTGTTGTTTGTGGCGAGACACCAAAACTCATTAGGGAAAACCTTATTAGGGATTTCCGCAATGGCGAGATTCGTTGCTTGGTGACTGTCTTAGCTTTGTCTACTGGTTTTGATGTGCCAGATGTGGATTGCATTATTTGGTGCAGGCCAACGCAATCCCCTGTTCTATACGTCCAAGGCATGGGCAGAGGCACCCGCATTGCAGATGGCAAGACAGATTGCTTGGTTCTTGACTTCACCGACACAGTTGCAAGGATGGGTACTGTAGACACAGTAACTGGCAGAGCCAAACGCATGACCAGTAATCAGGAAGCCCCATTTTGCATTTGCCCGAACTGCGGTGAACGCAACCATGCAACTGCCCTGACTTGCACAGTTTGTGGCGCAACCATCCGAGAGGAAGAGGTCAAGCCCCTCGATGCCAAGTTATCTTATGCAGCACTCCTGTCTGCCCAATCCAAACAGGTGGTGGTCTGGCACGACATCTCTAGGGTGGAATATCACGCCCACAAGAAAGAAGGCAAGCCAGATTCTCTGAGAGTGGACTACTACGCAGGCATCTTGAAGACTGCCAGCGAATGGGTCTGCCTAGACCATACGGGTTATGCAGGCCAGAAAGCTGTTGCTTGGTGGCTTAGACGCACCAATCCAAAACTTGGCGAATACCCTCAGAGTGTTTCTGAGGCAGTCAATATCTTAACTTTTGAGCCACACCATTTGGTTAGACCCAAACGCATTGCAACCCGCCAAAACGGAAAATATACGGAAGTGAGAGATTATGAATTTAGTTGAACTCAACGCCATCAAAACGCATTTGGCGCAACAAGTGGCACAAATAAACCGCATAAATGTGAACTGTGAAAGTTGTACAAAGTTTGCTGTTAGTGAATGCCAAGAGTTTAAAGCTGCGCCACCAGAGGATTGGATTCGAGGCACAGTCGATTGCGAGTTCTGGTCTTGGGATGGAGTCCCATTTTGAAATGCCCCAAGTGCGAGGGTGACAAGATTGCAATTACCGAAACCATCCAGAATGAAGAATTCACTTATCGCAGGAGATATTGCAAACTTTGTTTTTGCATATTTAAAACAAAAGAAGAAGTGTTCACGGGAGTTGTGCCTCAGAAGAACAGGTTAACCACACCCAAAGAAACCGAGTACCAAAAGACATTTGCAACCGATAACCTTAAAAGATTTTGGAGATAACAATGCCAACATTCGAATCATGGAGCCAAGAGAATCTAGCCAACTTTGCCAAAGAGTCTTATATTAAGATGCAAGAGCAACAGGACTATATTGAGCAGCTGCAAAACGATCTGAAAGACGCAATCAACGCTTACAGGAGTTTAATAAAATGATGCAAGAAGAAGTTGAAGAAAACCATCCAACTGTGCGAATGTTCCCACGCACCATGAAAGAGGCATGGCCTAAAGACTATGTGAATGAAGACATATTCACAGGTGCTTATCGTGAACCGCAGATCAGCGACTTCGCCATACTTTGTGCGCTAATCGCCATAGTGTGGTTCTTCTTTTATATGTTCACCAAATACATTTGGATTTAAAACATGAAAGCAACATTTGAGCATGAGTTAGTTAAACGCATGATTGATGAAGCAGTTAAAGCCGAACGAGAAGCCTGTGCAAAGATTGCAGACGAGTGGGCGGTGGGTTGGCCTCACCCCTCACAAGTTATTGCTGAAAGAATAAGGGAGCGAACATGACTAGAAAACCAATTGGATTAGTTGTGCCAATACAAATAGAGACTCCAGAGGAAAAGGAATTCTTTAGCGCAATGGAGCAGAGTTCTGTTAGGAAAGAGGCAATTCGCCATCCTAGTAAGGAGGCCAAGCTAGTTGCTGAAGTTGCAGTATTGACCGAGTTGGTTCGTGTGCTGTCTGACAGGGTTACAGAATTAGAGGCAAAGTATGAAACCAGCACCAACTAAAGCCTATTGCCTAAAAATGGCAAAGTACTACCATGACGGGAACTGCCCCAATCTAATGTGGGATTGGCTAGTTATCTGGGCATTCCACGAAATGTATTTGGAGACAAGATATGTATGATGTCATGCTTTTTATTCTTGGTATGTTGGCACCTTCATTCCTGAGTGCAGTATTTACTCTGATGAAATGCTTAGAAGATTTAATTAAAAGTAAGGTGAAATAATGGAAAGTTTACTCACTATCATTGTTCTGCTTGGCATGGGTGTCTGCATTGGAATTATTGTGATAGGTGCAGTCCTATATATTAGCTGGGACAAAGACTAACCTAAGACCGCCAACGCCTGTTGGGTATGTTTGATTCGGTCATCTAAACCGATAGTCCCGCCATTTATGATGCGGGTCACTTTAGTGTAGTCAAGGGCATCCGCTGGAGCATTACAGTTGTGGGTAGACCAAAACCATCCCCCAGTAAGGGCAGCGAACTTAGGAGTAGCCACAAGGTCAGGCTCCATAACAAAATCGACACCCAATGCTTTGCCAGCATGGAAATAATTTGAGTGGCCAGTAAGTTGAATACAACCACGACCCCTAAACCGATAGCCATCACCAGAAGTTTCGTCACGATTGCCCATGCGTAGGCTATAGACAGAATTTGCAATTTTTTTAGCGTTGCCAGAATATTCATTAGCCTTCTCCAAGGTAGGAAACCTCCTAGGCCATAGCCTCATTAGGGTGGCAGCTTTGTAATTTAGGTTTTCTTCGAGGATACGGAAGTTGCCACATTCATGGCCACATTGACCAATGAACATAGCCTTCTGGTTGTTTGTGGTGATATTGAATCTAGAGAATGTCTCATTCAAGGCATCCACCCAATCGGCACCAATGTGAAGTTTTTGCAGTTGTTCAGCGTTTACCATTTGATTTCTCCATTACTGCTTGGTAGGCATCGATGCAGGCGTTGAGTTGGTTGATTGCCCTGTCTCCGTCTGCGGCGATTTGAGCAATAAGTCGGAGAGTCTCTGTGTCAGATTCGCTTGCCGCTTGGTTGCTATTTCCGCTGGCAACGGGGGGATTTCCATTGGTTTGTACGCAACTTGTGGACGGGAGGCGCACCCTACCAGCACGAATAGCACGATCAAGACTAGACTGTTTTTCAGATATGGCATTGTTGGCCTCCAAAAGTTTTGATGATTGGTCATTTAGTTGCTTGGCAAGTTCTTGCTCTTTGGCTCTGGATTCTTCATTCTTGGTGGCAATCTCTGCTTGCATCTCTGCATCACGCTCATCCCACCCTTTATGGTGGCCATAGAAATAGACGCTGACAGCTACAAAAATAGCACCTAAGATCATCCAAGGATTAGGGATCATGTTTCAGCCTTTGCTAACGCTCGTTCGTTGGCTATCTCTTCCTTGGCAGGATCAATATAATCTGGTGGTGTAGTCGGAGGTGGTGGTGCCCGCCACTCTTCATCCAAGACAGGGTTTATCCATGCAGGCAATGCACCAGATGGAGATGTCCAAGTTGAGGTGTTAGCTGATGGTGCTGGTGGAGGGGTTGTAGGTGGTGTAGGAGTAGACAGTTTGTCTGCCACAGTCTGCACACCCTTGCGACTCATCACGCCACCAATGCCACCGACAATCAATAGCACGATGTCATTGAGCATCTTGGCAAAAGCTGAATCGATGGGAGCCATAGATTTAATTGGCTGCACAACAAACGCCAGGCTATACAGCATGAAGATCACTATGCCAGCAAGGATGATTGTCACGATTAGGACTACGCAAGCCCAAACTCGTATTTCAATTTCCTCTTGGCTCAGTAGTCGGTTGAGTTGGTACTTGGGTGGGTTGGACAACTTGTTTCTCCAGTAGAGGTGCAACTAGGTAATCTGGGCAATCTTGGGTGAACTGGCAATCAGGACGCTGACAGCGTTTAACCGAAAAATGCTTTGGGTCTTGGCAAAAATACCTATAGCGGTCTTCGCAGGCCACCAGTAGTAACAGCAACAAGACATACTTCATTTAGATTCTTTCAGTTCTCGTTTGAGTTTTCGCAGTTCTTTGATTTCTTGTTTCAATTGAGCCTTCATGTACATGGTTTCAATGTAAGCAATGCTTGTTGTGGCAACTATTAGACATAGTGCCACCCCAATTAAAACCCACCAGACAAGTTTCGTAGTTGCCACATTAACCACCCAAAGATTAGAGAAATGAATGTCACAGCAATTACCGCACTTGTTACTTCAATCAACCAGATTTCCTCTTGTTCTTGTTTCCAACGCTGATGTCTTAACTTCTTGACTTCCTCTGCCCTAGCCCATTCTTGCTCTTGCTGGATTTTTGCATACATCCTCAGAAACCTTGTGTATATAGCCTTCAGTTCAGCAGGCGCATATATCGTCATTTGTTCTCTGATGGTGGCATCCAAATTCTCCATTTGCAACTCGACTAGGCTTCTCTCAATCGCTTTTTTAGAGGTGTTTTGAGTAGGGTCATAGTGTTCCTTGGATTCCGCTTCTAGAGAGGCGTAATGGTTCTTTAATTGAGCCTGTATATCAAAGAAATTTCCCAGCTGGATACCAACATCATTGATGATCTGGATTTCCATTTCCTCATAAGACTGCTGTTTCTTTGAGGCTGCTTTCGCTTTCGCCAAAGGCTTTGGGGCTTCTGTTGACTTGTATTTTGGCTTTCCACTAAGTAAACCAATGAGCCAATCCCAGATTCCCTTAATTGCCTTGACATCTGATATGACACCTTCAACTGTTTTCTTCGCACCTTCCAATTCCATCCTGCCTTCATGGAGCATCGCACATCCCTGCTTGATGGCAGAAACTGCGCCTTGGGCAAGGAGGAGTAGGCTGAAAGGGTCAATCTCTAATCTCCCAGAATTCCGCTGAGAGTTCCAACGCCTGCTGCGCCAGACAGCAAGCCAGTTGGTCTTGCCTTAACTCTGCGATTCAATTCACTCAGGATTGCTCTTTGCTCGATTGGGTCTGTTGAGAACAAACGCTTTTGCAATGCCTCAGATGTCTCAGAACCAATGCCTTTTGTTCTGGCAAGCATTGATGAACCAGCTGCTCTAGCCAATCCAAACAAATCACCAGTAGCAGCACTCTGCGCCATCTGACCAATCTGGCCTGCACCCTCTTGGGTGGCAAGTCTGGGAGCAGTTGGAGAACCACCAATCACTACCTTGGCAGTTTTGCTTTGTTGTGCCAAACCTTTTACAAACTGAGAAAACTCGTTGTAAGCAGCCTGATCGTCAAAGGCATAACGCACCAACAGCTTTTGGTTGTCTGACTTAAACACCTGTCTGGTGAAGTCTCCACCCTTGAAATCACCCACACGCTTGTTAATATCTGCAATCATGCCAAGACGAAATGCCTCTTTCTCGGCCTCATTAAAACCTTTAAGTTTTGCGGCAGCCTCTTGGACATCGAGGCTCTGATATTTCTGCCCCATCTCAAACGAATTCTTGATCCTTGCAGAGTCAGCAAACTCAGCATTTGCCTTGGCATAGTCAGGATTCTTGGCCTTGATCAGATCATTAAACTCATTTTTTACTTTGATTACATCAGTACCATAGCCCGTCACTTTGCCAGTTACAGCATCTGTTTCTTTGTTGATAACACGATCTAGACCAATCTTGATCTGGTGCAATATGTCTGTTGGTACAGATTGAGCATTACGAATTGAATCAAGAGGAGGCAATGTTTCGCCTTGAACAGCCGCACGTTTTTCAGCCTCTTTATAGGCATCAATAAATACTGGTCTGTCTACATAGGTTCTGAATGGCCTTGCATCAACTGCAAGACTGTATGCCTTTGGATAGGCTCTACTAGCAGCACTTGCCTGTTCTTCAACCAGACTTGTCAAATATTCATAGCCATTGACATTCTTGGCCAATCCAGCCTTCTCAACTAGACCTTTAACAATCTCGTTTGGCTGATCAATCAGTCTGTTTTCCAAGAATGACTCAGTTGCACCCTTTGCCTTGGACTGAACGACATAGGCACTATAGGCCAAATCTTTGAGGTTCTTGCCAAGGTCAGCAATAACTGGATTTGGCACACCAATTCGGCGCAACTCATCCAATGCCATCTGCGCCTCTTGAGGAGTCAGATTGTCTTTCTGCATATAGTTGGCCAACATCTTTGATGATGCTGTTGCTTGATCACCAATGCCAGATGCGTTCAAGACATTTCTCATCAAAGTGCCAGCCTTGTCTATAACGATTGGCACAGTACCGCCCAAGACACCACCAAAAATAGCACCCATGCCAGCCGCTTCACCAGCATCTTTTTCAGCATAGCCATAACCAGACAATGCACCAGTTCCAGCACCTAAAGCTGCTCCTCTGGCTGCTTGGCCAGTTAGAGTAGTTCCAGTTGCTAATGCCTGCTCCGCTGGTGCTAATGCTTTAACAGTCTTTCCAATAAATCCATAAGGAAGAGCCATCCCGCCAGCAATCTCAACTGGAGTTTTGACATAAGGCATATCTTCGCCAAATTGCTTTTGCTGTTCTCTCAGCATATTGCGTTGTTTCTCATACTCAGCACCACTTATGGCACCAGTTCGCAATGCTGCCTCGATCTCATCCAATGTGCCAAATGTCAGACCTTGGCCAAATGCCCTTGCAGTCTCAGCAAGTGGAGAATAAGGTGCCTTTTCTTGAAAGACTGAGACTCTTTTTTCACCTTCAGCTAAAGGTGCTAGTTTGTAGTTGTCTGACATTATGGTTTCACCCTTCTAACCCCATCAGGGTCAACAAATACTGTTCCAGATTTATATTTAGGATTCTTCAAGAAAGACGCATAGTCAGAATCGCTGAATATGTGAGGCTCGAAAGTTGGTAGTTCGATTCTTAGTTCTGGCGCATTGAAACCCGCATTGGTTCTACGGCGCATGATTGATTCATCAGCATTCTTGACTTTTCTAATGTTGATGTCCACCAAGTTCTGCATGATCTTGGCAGCACTTGCCTTTGATTCTGCTGACTGCAACAACTTCATTTCACGCTCAAAGTCTTTGTCAGTTTGAACGCCTTTGTTAAGGCGCAAGTTCTCGGAAGTCATCCGTTGAATAAACTTGTCAAAGTCTTGTCTAGCAATAACATCTGGATCATTAGAGCCAGCAATTTCTCTGGCCTTGATGCTTGCCTTATCTTTCCAGCCAAACTTGATCTCTCCAGATTTAATTCGGTTTATGAATGTGTTTGAATCTGTAGCAAGGTTTGTTGCGGTTGTGGCCACATCAAAATCTTCTTCTTCACTCTTGGCCAAATATGCTGGCAAAGGCTTCTTCTTAGCTTCTTCAAGTTTTGCATCAAGTTGTTGTTGCTTAATGCTTTGATTGAACTGCATATTTTGCTCTTGAATCTTGGCCATTTGTGCTTGCAAAGCCAATGATTGGCGAGAGTTTTCAAGACCTTGCCTCTTAAATTCTGCAAGTTGATCCTGCGCTTGTTGGAACTGTTGCCCTCTTTGAGCCGCTGCACTCAACTCTGCAACTCTTGCATCAACCTTCTCTGGATCGAGAATGCCTTGTTTCAAACTGTTGGATAACTGTTGTGCAGTTATTTTTACAGTTGCAGGAATTGTTGGATCATTTAGGAATACCGCAAATGGATTCTCTTCTTGACCACCAGCTGCGCCAATTCTGCGTAGATCAGGGATAACCTTGGCCATCTCGGAAATGGCTGCTCTACCCTGTGGGAATGACATCAACTGGTTTTTAACTTCCTCGTTGATAGTTCCATCAGGATTCTTTATTTGTGGCAATAACTGTTGCGCTGCCTGACTTAACTGCAAACCTCGTTGCGACTGTGATCTGGCAGTTGCCTCATCTCTAAGGGCAGTCAGTCTATAGGCCAACTCAGGAATGCCAGCTTGTGTCGCTTGATCAATTGCGCCTGATATTGCATTGGGATTATTGACATCCAATCCTTGCAATATCTGATTCTGTGCCGTAATCTTTTGCAACATTGGGTCTACAGCACCCATAGCACCACCAAGACCACGGCCTAGTTGTGCAGCAGAGGCATAAAGACCTTCAGGAGTTCCAAATGCTTGACCTTCTTGTAATGATTGCTGGTATTGCTGTCTCTCATACGCTTGAGGAGTAAGTCCAAACAATCCACCTACGATTGATTCTTGTGCCATGTTTATTCCTTAAAACTGCTGTTGCATCGGGTCATAGTAGCCAGTATTAAATGTGCTACCAGTACCACCAACATTTGATGGCGCAGAAGAACCAAAGTATGCCCCTATACCTTGCGCCAACAATGATGTTGGGCTACTTAGTCCACCTAAGACAGTAGCGTATGGGTTATTTGTCATAGCACCAGATAAGCCTATGGCATTGCCATAAACATTGCCTTGTATGCCAAGTGAACCAGCCCTTGCACCACCCAAGGAAGATTTCTCAGCAAGACCTTGACTTAGATTAAATGGTTGTTGTGCCATAGTCTCTAGTTGACCAGCCTGACCAAACAAGCCCGTTCCAAACAATACATTTTGTTGGCCAGCTTGTTGTGCCTGTGCAGCCAACTGTGCATCTTGTTGTGCCATTGCGTTGTAATAGGCTTCTAATTCAGGATTAGCACCCATCAAACCTTGTGCGCCACTTGGACGCAAACCAGTAGAACCTACGGACAGACCGCCACGGCCTGTCTGGAAGTTTTGGTTTCTAATGCCAGCCAACTGTCTTTGCCGACTTGGATCGAGCAAGTCATATTGCTTGTTCATATACTGTTGGGCAACCTCTTCAGGAGTCTGTGCCAAATAACTAGCACCTAAACCCATGAGCCTATTTTGGGCAGAAGTAATTTCAGGCGCAGCTGTATATCCTGCACTCACCAACTGACCAGTAGCGGGATCAACTTGGAAGTTAGATGTGCCAAAACGAGTAGTTGTGCCAACTGGTCTAAACTGTGAGCCAGCAACCGCTTGTTGTGTGGCTTGACCAATTCTTGCTTGCGCTTGCTGTGCCGCTTCCCTATTTGCTTGCAATTGCATTAAGTTAGCGGCAGTTCCTAAACCACCTTGAACAACGCCCTTTTGATTTAGGAAGTTCATTGCACCTTGAGCCGCAGTACCACCAGCCGCCAATGCTCGTTTGATTGCGGCCTGTGTAGCCGCATCTAGAGAGGATAAAGCATTATTACCACCATAGGTTTGTGCAGTTAAAGCATCAATCTGAGCCTGTGTATATGGCGTACTACCTGTGTCGTAGAAACCCTCACCACCAGTTATATCTTGTGCAGGGATTGTGGTTGGCGAAAACAATCCACTTGTTGTGTCAAAAGCATCACCGCCACCATAATATGTGTAATCATCAACTGCCATGTTTGTCGCTCCCGTTGTTCCTTGACCTGAAGTTCCACTTGAACTTAATAAAGTAGATGGTGTAACTTGGTTTATTGCACCACCTGTTATGCCACCCTTCAATGATTCTTCTAATGATTTGCCACTAAGCAAACCACCAGCAGTTCCACCAGCAACATTGCCAGCAAAGTTAGAACCTGTTTCTGCACCAACAGCACCACCTGCTTCTGATGCTAATGAACTTACGACATAGCCTTTAGCGGCATCTTCAAGACTACCACCTTTGGCTATTACATTTCCCGCTTGAACTGCTTGCACATAAGGGGCGGCTTGACCTGCTGTTGCAATATTTACAACAGTTGCCCAGCCGCCTGGCACTTCTTTATTTACTGTGTCATCAATCTCTGCCAAAGCATCAGACACATTACCAACTGTATCTGTGATTCCGCCTTCAATTTGTCCAAGTATTCCGCTACTTCCACCAATGAAACCTGCGGTTTTTTCAAACGATTGTGAAAGACCTTGACCAACATCAGAAATTGCTGAACTGGCACTTTCAACTACACTAGCGACACCGCCTTGAGGCTGAATTCTTCTGTCTCCCACATGGCGAAACGCATAGATTGGGAGGTCTGGTATACCTAATAGGGCAAAACTATTTCTCATATATTTGCCTTCCAGTTGTACTGTGGCAAGTCAGATGCTTGTACATTCAAGCCAAGACGCTTCATCAATTCCACAATCCCTTGGTTATCTGCTTTTCCGTAGACAGTCTTAATTCCTAAAGCCTTACCTCTTCTGATAAAGCCAATAACAGCCTTTGCCAATGTTCTGGGGTTATCTTCAGTAAACAAGTGAATCTCTGCGGATGTTGGGTTAATCTTACGAACTAGCAATACAGAATCACTCTCTTGCATCAAAACAGCAGATTTAGCCTTAACCAACGCACTAACAGTACGCAAGGCTTTATCAGGGTCAATTTTGCGTTTGACCGCATCTGCTTTGATGATTTCTGATGCTTTCATTACATTGTTCCATTCGCAATGATGTTGCCAATCACAGTCAAATTACCAGAGGCATCTATCTTTGCCACAGGCGTAGATACATTGTAGATATACAAGACATTTGATGCTTCAACAAACGAGAAGTTTGTAAATGTTCCATCTGCTTTTGAAGTAATAGCAGTTTGGATATTAGTAAACTCTGTGTCGATCTCAGTACCTTTGACAACCTTGGAGGCATTGCCTGACGCAAGTGCATCTTTAGCCGCAAAGTTGGTGGTTTTTGTGTAATTTGCCATATTTATTCCTTACCCAAGTTTTCCGTTTTTAGCCTGAATCTCAATCTTTTGGATGCTGATGGCCGAGCCATTGATTTGAATCTCATAAGCTGTTTGCACAACCTTTCCATAGCCTGATGCCTGACCAACCAAAGTGCCAATCTGTATGCCTGTTGAATAGTATGCTACTGGACTACCATTTGCACCATATTCGGCCATTCCATACTCTGCAATTGTAGAAATAGGAATAGTTGCTTGGGTTGAGTAATATTGCGCTGAAAAGTCATAAGACCACTTGATAGTCAATATCTGGTTAGTTCCACCAATTACCACCACAGAGATTTTCTTCAGGATTGAAGTGACATTTGCGTCACCTAAGTCAGCATAATTGGTGTAGTACTGAAACCGATAGGTAGAGGCATGGTCAAGATATGTCCCATACTTTCCAACATATCCATTCTTGCCAATCAGTAAATCTCCATTTCTTCTTGCCAGCAATGCAGTTGGTTCAATAGAGTCCCAAGTTGTTACCCTAGCAGACCCATCTTGTAGCTGCGCCTTGGTATCAAATACATAGACTTGTTTGGCAACAGGAAGGGTTAAAAGGTAGAAAGCATTAACCTCTGAATAGACCGCCTTGATGTTTGCCAATGTCTCACCCGCCACATAGGTCATCAAGTCATTACGCACATTCTTTGACAAGTCACGCAATGGGGCAGACTTCTCTTGGATAGTACGGAGCAAACTACGCACACCTGAGTTAGACAAGAAAACAATGTCTGAACCAGTAGAAACTATGGAATCCCTTGCTAAACAACCAATGTTGCCTATGGTGTCAGCCAATGACATTGTGGAAGGGGTTGTTGCACCTGAGTAAACCAATATCTGACGCTTACCAAAGATAACCAAGAAGTTATTATGTGCGCCCAAACCCATGATCTGATCTGCGCCATTAGCCCAAACCCTAGAAACATCAAGAGTCCCAGATGTTCCCGCAGTCCAGTTATGCCCTACCAACAAGTCAGAGAAACTAATCGTTACATTGTCTGCCGTAGTATCAGCTACCCACAAGCGACCAAACGCAGAGATGACAATGTTTCCCAAAGGAACTGTGCCTGTATACCCCGTCTTCTCAGACACACGCCTAAAGGTGGTGGTACTGACCGCAGGGTCATAGATCAAAGGGTCAAAGCCAGATTGGAAGAAGTAGGTGATGCCATTCAAGGATGCACATTGCCAATTGCTATTAGTAATAGTTGGGGCAGTACCCCCACCCCCATAGGTCAACTCCACAACAGCGTTAGAACCATCTAACTTGAATAACTTGTTGTTACCAGCAAACAATACAGTCAAAGTTCCATCAAGCTGCACTAACTCATGGATGACTTTTATGTCGTTTGCACCTAAGTTGCCAG